TCTGTATCATTATGGACACCCCGGGCTCGCCGTCAACGTTGAACGCCGAGGTCGGTTCAGTCTTCGACCATCGGACCTCTGCCACTTCACTCAGGTATACCGGCATCTCGCCTTTTTGCCCCACGATGTCGAACACTATGTAACTTGGTAAGGGGGAATGTTCGAACACTATGCATTTGTCTAGGGTGCTAACATTCCAAAAGGTTACATGGGGAGGTGGGTGCAGGGGCTAGGTTATCCTCAAAAAGGTTACAAGGAAGGGGGACGGGAAGGGACCGAAAAGGTCTTACCGAGCAGGGTTCGTTCCTCGAAAAAGGTTACAAGCGCAGGGGGCCAGATGGAGTCTAAGGTGAAGGGAACCCGGATCGTCTGAGCCTGGGGGAACATCTCTCTGAGTGCCCTGAATCCCTCGACCCTTAACCCTTGATAATCTTTCCCCGGCCTGCTCAATAGACCGTTCAGCGCCTGGCGTTCGCGGTGGCGGGCGACTTTAAGGGAGCTCACAGTGTATTCCCGCTCGTCTTCAATCGAAATCACCAGGCGGGCTTTATCCGCCCCTACCCTGAACCGCCGCCTGAGTAGTTCATAACGCCAGTTGAGGCCGGTGCCTCGTGGAAAGAAACGCCGAGATACAAAAAGGGGCTTAGCACGTCCGTATCCTCGAGACTGGAGCCAGACGTAGAGGCGGCTTCGTGCGCCGCCCGGATTACCGGTTGAGATGGGATCGGATGGAACGGCCCACGCGCCGCCGTCCCAGTAGGTTTGAGGAAGGGTTATGCGGTCGCCGAATCGGTAAGGCGGGAGGTCTTTACGAGGTGCCCCTTTCCGGTCGCTGCGGTATAGCTGGTCGGCATGTATTCGCCGCGCCAAGGCAAACCAAACCCAAAAGGGGAAATTAGGGTGCTGCATCTTTATTTATCAACCAGTCCTTATTGGCCTTATGAGGGGGCTTATAAATTCCAAACCCACGTGAAATCATATCCATCTGTCATGACTCCTCCTTTGAATACCCCACCATAGCCCCTTTCGTTATTTTGTCAACCCCCTTCCTTAGCTTTCAGCTCAAGAAAGCCTCTCTAATTCTTCGCCCTACCCGGGTGGCGGTAGCGAACAGCCGGTGCTTGCCGGATACGTATCGCCCGTGCCTGCCGGTTCCGATCCCTACCTGCTTAAGCTTCTGCGCTCCGGCTATCAGTGCGTCCGGGAAGTGGTCGTCCTTCTTGACGATGTGCCCGGCCTGATCCCTGCGCCATGAGCGGAACTGGCGCAGAAGCGCATATTCCAAAGGTCTAATTCCGATCCGGCCTTTCTCAAAGAGATACGAAAGGATCGCCACCCCCTCCTCTTTGAACTTCACGAACGGCACGCCCAGGGTGCTGGGGCCTTCTTTCTTTCGTTCGCTCCACACCGCAAAGCCCTCCTCCCGCAGACGGTCGTTTTCGAACGGATGCGAGGCGTCGGCATATACCTCACGAAATCCCAACGTCCCTCGCAGTTCCTTGAGTTTAGCGACTATCACGTCGATCCCGTGCCTCGTGAACATCTCGGTATGCCGCACGAAGACTCGCTCTCCGGCCATGCCTACGATCACGATAGCAGTCATTCCGGCAAAGCCCCAGTCTATGCAGCACCAGGAGTAGTCAAATTCTTCAGGGAAGGCCCGCTCGCCGAGGTCCACGGCGCGCTCCAGATCACCAGGCTGGATCACGAGTCCTGCAGACGCAGGCCGCATGCCCATTACCTCGACTTCGAACGTCTCGCGGTTCGTATCCCGCCACTCGGTTAAAATCTCGTCTATAGATACCCAACCTTGCGAATGCTTGGCTTTGCCCTTGCAGTATTTATCCCGGAACTCCGGCTCAGGACAGTTTTCGCATTCGTAAGGACAGGCCTTGGCGATGTCAAAACTGTCCCATTTATAAGAAGTGTAGCCTTGGCTCTCGTGATTTTCTACCAGATCGGCAAACGAGCCGGTAATGCGGTGATAGGTGGACTGTCGCAAGATGAGCGGAGGAGCGGCTGTTCTAATGATAAAACGCGCCGCACGGACCACGTCCGGTTCGGCCTCCGCTTCCTCATCTACGATGAGCAAGGCGCCGCGCACCTTGCGGCCAAGATGTAGCCCGCGAATCGATTTGGGAGACGCCGTCCGCGCCACGATCCGATTCTTACGCGCGCTTACGAGATAGGTGCTGGTAAGCTTCTCGATGGTTACGAACGCCTCCGCCTCAGGACGCTCGAGCCAATCGGTGATGTAGGAATAAAGGGTCAGGGCCTGGGTCTCGGAACCTGCAACGATTCCTACGTCGAAGTTTTTGAACAGGAAAAGCGCGGTGGCCAGCACGGCAGCGCCATAGGTTTTGCCTCCGCCGCGCGGAGCGAGCGCCACGGCCTTCTGGATGCGGAGGCTGTAGAGATCGTCGAACAGCCGCGCCGCTTCGGGAAAGAAGACGGCTCCCCGCTCGGTAAAAAATCGCTTGGGATCGCCCCGGTATTCGGCAATCGGGGCATGGCGTTTTTTGAGGATGGCCGCAACGTCAATCAGGACGGCGGTTTCAAGCTCGCGGGTAGGAAGCGATTTAATGTTTTGCTCCGCCACGGTTTCCGATCTCCTTCTGCAGCGCGGCGAGGACTTTTTCAATCTCGTTATCGCTCAATGGCCGCCCGAGAACTTTTTGCTCGAAGATATTGATCAAAGGCTGCAGCACGCCCTTCAGGATTTTGGCGATGTCCGGTCCCTGAGCGCCTTCGGCAAAGAGTTTGTGGCGGAAGGCCTCGAGCTGAATCAACGCATATACGGCCTGGCTCGGCGGGATTCGCACGCCCTCGTCTACCTGCTCCATGTATTGCCGGAAGGTAGTATCGGCGATAGTCCCCAGCCGCTCAAGGATTCCCTGCTTTTCTTCAACAAGTTCGCTGCGCCGTTGTTCGGCAAGCTGGGTCTTGAGTAACTCATCCTGTGCAGTCCAGTTGTCGGTTTTCCGCCACGTGTGCAAGACGCGCAAAGAAGGCCCGGGGCGCTTTAGATGCTTGCGGCAGTATAGATCGAGCTCATGAACAATATCTGCATACGAAGGTCTTTTAACGTGTAACTCGTAGGCCAGGTTGCGGATCTCAACCGGGAACTTCTCTGTTTTGCCCATCTTGCTTCCTCCGTTTCAGGCGTTTACGCACTAGCTTGTTCAGGTCGGCGAGCGCAAGCTCTCGATACAGGGAATACAGTTCCGCTTCCCTTTCGGCGAGCCTTGCGGCTCGATCAGTTAGATCCTTTTCTCTCAGCCGTCGTTCTATTTGCCATGCGCGCCACAAGACGACTACGGCGACGATAAGCAGGGCAAGAGGCAGCCCGAAGTTTCGGGCAAGCTCAAGAAGATCCATCGCGTCATTTCTGGGCGAAGAACTTGAGGATGTCGGCGATGTTGTCTCCGAGCTCGGCTTTCTTCGAGAGCGAGTATTTCAAGACCGCATCGTAGAACTTGCGATCGTCGGACTGAGAAGACGAGAGGTCCGTCAACGCCGTGTTCAGATTCTTTGTCGCCGAATCGAGCGCCGCGCGCACGTCGCCGTTGATGGCTTTGCGCTCGCAGCGCTTCTTTGCCAGATCGATTGCCTCAAGGGCCCTGGCGATCTGTTCGACAGAAGGCATTTATCCTCCGTAGTTGAGAAGTTTAAGCTTCGCCCAACTCTTCGGGCCGCAGATTCCGTCCACGGCCAGGCCTTCGGAGCGTTGGAACTCCAGGAACGAGTGCTGGGTGCTGTGCATCCAATCGCCATCTACCTTTCCCGGACTGCAACCCGCACCGGCGAGAAGCCTCTGAAGTCTACGCACCGGGCCGTAACCGGTGAGGTCCCGAATCCCCATGCGGAGGGTGAGATCGAATTGAAGCGGCCCTGTTTGATGGCGATAGTCGGCGTGGAATTTGCAGTAGTCCGCGAGGCCCCAGAGCGTGAGAACTACGTGCTTGCCTTTGGGATGCACGTTCAACCACTCCAGGACCTTCTGCCAGGCGGGACCTCCGTATCCACCGCGTGGCCCTATACAGCCAGCTGACCACTTGCCGATGCTTTTACCTTTGCCCATCGCGTGAAACCATTGCCCGATAGCCTGAGTGAAAACCGGCTCGGCAAGCCCCTGCCGTGCGTCCTTATCTGGATCACGCCAGAACCGGGTCACGTTGTTGATACCGCGCAGCACTAGGCGATTGTCTTTTTGCCTGCGGTAAGGCTCCATCTGGTGTTGGCCCCAGCACAGGTGGGCGGCGCCTTCGGGATGCGGGTGGCCCACGGCATAATACTTGCCCGGGTCCACCGTGCCCTGGGCGGCATATATTTCTCCTTTGTAGGATTTAGGATTGCGCCGGGCAATAACTATGGTGTCGTTATACTCGTCCAGTCGGTTTAAATTCCGGGTGATGCGCGAGGCATCAGGACCTTCCTTATCCAGCGTGCCTGCAGGAAAGCATACGATATTGATAGAGCCAAACCCCTCAAGCCATTGCCCGCCCAGCGCTAATTTGATAAAGTTCTTCAAGTAATGAAAGTCAAGATTCTCCGAGCGCATCAAAACCTCCAGATCGCCTCGACGTCAAGTGCGACGCCGTGCAGAGTGATGCGGGGCCCCACGTTCACAGGTCCCCAGCCCGCATAGGCCTTCACGTATGGATCGAGGAACGGCATCAAGGAATCGCCCCAGACCTTGAAGCTTGCACCAGCCGAGAGGCTTCCCGAAAACTTGGTCCAGAACGGACGCCGACTCTTTACGAAGAACCCGTCGCCGGTCGTGTGAATCGAGAAATCGTTGCTAACTCGGTAGACGTAGTCCTTGACGATCGCGTTCTCTAACCCGGAATCAACGGGGGTAAGCGTTACGAAACGCAGCCTGGTGCCGCGCTTGAATAAGAAGGTAATGCTCTCAGGCCAGCGCCCCCAGACGGCCTCTACGTTTACGGTGTCGGGCGAGACCCGCACCGTCTCAGGCTTTGCTTCCTTCCAGACGATCTTCTCTTGCCAGCACAGGACGGTGTCGCGGAGAAGCTCTTCTATCCGGATGGTGTCGGTAACGTAAACGGTTTCCTTCTCCGGCTCGGAACGCCCGCACCCATCCTGGAACAGCCATACCGCGAGAAGCGTCAGAACTACGGTTACGAGCGCCGTCCAAAAGATAACCCGAAAAGTTCTATGCTTCATCATTAAAAGAATAGTGGGTTCCATGTCGTTGTCGAGACCGATATGACGCGGGCCTGCGCCGGGGCTATTTTTCTACCGTTGTCAAACATTACGAGACAAGAGGTGAATCCCGGGGCGATATTGCCCAAGCCCCGACGCGCTTGGCCCATCGAGCCAAGGGGCCTAAGCCCCTTGTCGTGTCTAAAGTATCCCATAAGCCGCGGCCCTTTCCAAATACTGCGGCGGTAGGCCCTGGGCCGGGTGGTGCTCGAAGCCTTTGTCAGGATGTCTATCCGGCATCGCCGGGCTTGCGACCAGGCCGTATTCCTGCGCCACGTAAGGAGTAATCGGGAGCACGATGCACCTGCAGTTGTAGCCGTTCGGCGGATACCACTCGCTCCAAACGGGAGCGTCTATCGGAGCCTTGACCCCGTGCATGGCGCGGTGATCCGGTCGGGTTCTCTCGTCGAGCACCGCGTGATATTCAAGCAGTTCTACCAGATCCGCGTTGCGCTGCGTCTGCTCCCAGCGGCCGAGGTTATAAGCCGAGGCCACGTTCGTCCGGTAAACGGTTCTCAGATATCGAGGATCCAACCGCCCGACACCACGCCGGATAAGAAGCGCGTCAATTCCGGCCTGCCACTCGGCAAAGGTGCCGCCCTTGGCTATGTGCGCGGCAAGGTCTTGCTTGATATATTCAATCAGGTCTGCGGATGAGACCTTGGCTATAGTAAACGCCTGCGCGCGGTAGCGCTCTTCGAGCACTTTTATTTCCGCTTCCGTCAACGGCACCTTACGCTGTAAGGCGCGCACCGCCTCCTCGTTCAGAAGCGGCTCATCGAACCGGGCTACGTAGCCGCGAGTCAATTCCGCAAACTTCGACTTCTCGCGCAGCAACTTAGCTGCCTGCTCTACGCCCATGAGATTGGCGAAGAACTGGCCGCGCCCCAGGTGCGGCGCCACCTCGTCCCAGACGTCGCCCGCGAACCGCCAGTCAAGGTCTACAAGTTGGCGCTCGGATTCAAGATCCCCGATGCGATTGCCGAGTGGTTCTACAATACGCTTGCGGAACGCGGCGTAGAATCTGGCTGCCTCGCCTTGCGCCCTGGCAGGATCGGTAAGCCCTACCGCGCGCTCGAGCTGAAAGGTCTCCTCCTCGGCAAGGCGGTCGCGCTGGAGAAAATCAGGGGAATCCGTGTGCTCCTCGCCTAACAGGTTTTCTGCGAAGTAGACTATGCTGTGCTCCCCGGTCCGCACCAGGCGGTAAGGTTTACCGCTCCTTACGATGCGTCCGGGGGCTTGGGAAAAGGGGAGTGTTCCTCGAACGGTATGCCGCCGCCCCCTTGTGCCTGTAGGATTTCTTCGTCTTCTTCGGGTTCCGGGATCCCGAACGCCTCGTGGATAAATCGCTCCCCGATCCGGGTTCCTATTTCGACGAGCGTTTTCAAGGTCGCGGCGAACTCCGGAGTGCCGCGCACGAGCTTATAATCAATTCTGAATGAAGGCGCCAAGACGTCCTGGCCGTAGTTGAAGTCGGTAAGCCAGCGGAGAAGCGTAGAGCCGATAGTGGTTTGCAGAAGCAGGGCGTCGGAGGCAATGAGCTCCTGTCGGACCTCCTGGTGGGTGCGCGCGGCGGAGTAGGAACCGACCTTGCCAACTTCCTGCGTCAACGTGCCGCCCAGCACGCACTTGGAGATCTCCGCGTTGCAGAAGTCTAAAAGCTCGCGGAAGAAGTTGCCCTTTTCACCTACCTCGACCTTGGCAAGCGTGGTTTCTATCTCGGTGTCCGAAGGTACGGCGGCGACCGAGTCCTGCTGCAGGTTTACGAGCGCCTTGATCAGGGCGGAGATGTCTTCATCGGTAAAATGCGCAGGGTACTTGCCGATTATCGTAGGCACGCCGAACTTCTCGGCAATTATCATCCAGAATCCGTGCGCGTGTTTCTTGAAGTACCAGGGCCAATAGAGAGAGAAAAGAAGCGGACTTGCAAAGGGCGCGTCGTCCTGTGGGTCGTGGCGGTGGCAGATGAACTTGCGATCGGGCAAGCCTTGCGGCTGGCCGGTATCCGGATTCAAAAGCTGCAGCGTGTTTTGAGACCCTAACGTGAATCTGTCCGCTCGCCGGGTCCGCAGCGCCTCGACCCCTATCCTGTCCGCCTCGATGCGCCACATGATTTCGATTACGCTGTGCCCGTACGGGGTAGCCTTGAGAAGATGGGCGAGCGCGTGCTCGAAGTTAGGGACCGAGGCCAGGATCGATTTGATGCGTTCTGCGACCTCTTGACCTTTTGTCGAATCCTCCCCGGCCACTATCTCCCAATTCCGCCCGGCGACCCCGGCGCGGCGCGACCGGAACACGCTCTGGATGTGCGGGTCGCGCATCATCTCCTCGGCTATGTCCCAGAAGTTCTTGCCCGCATGCCGTTCGAAGAACTCAGGGGTTGCCACCGGCATGTTCTGCAGCGTCGCGCTGAAGAACCCCCAAAAACCCTTGGCGACTTCTATCTTTTTCGGTGCGGAAACTTCGCCTACCTGCGGCGTTGGTTTAACCTTTTTGTCTTCAGTCATCTGACCTCCTTAACGAATTCAAAAACTGCCTGTGGCCGGATGCGCCAGCCGGTGCGTAATTTCTTTGCAAAGGGCGGCCTGCACCTGCGCTGGACCCACCGGGGAGAGACTTGCAGCTTTTCGGCAACTTGTTTCACCGATAGGGTTTCAAGGATAAATCGCTGTACGGCTTTCTTTTTTTCGATCAGAGCCGCTACGTCCGAACGCCTGATGCGTGTTAGCTTACCTGCCTTGGAGTAGGGTAATCGCCCTTCGAGGATGTATTTGCGAACGGTGCTGGGCGCGGTCTTGAATCCGGCCTGGGTAAGCATGGCCGCGGCTTGCGAGACGGAACAGAAGGGAACGAAAAACGGGACAAAGTGACCCATCATAAAGCATCCTTCAATTTGCTTTGCCTGCGATACTCTTGCCGCCGCAGCCAGTTGATTGCCTTGCGTCGGGATAAGCGCTCGTACGTAATCCACCCCTTGCGAAGTCCTATCCAGATGATGCCAGCGATAGCGAGCGGGGCCGCGAAGAGGAAGACGAGGAACGCAACGTCCCATATCGTAATCATGGCTTCTTCTCCTCCGCCGGATCCTTACATCCTGCGCGCCTCGCCGCCTCCTCTAAGCTGGGAATCTTTTCGGCAACTTCACCCAGCCGGCGCGGTCCATGAAAGGTGCGGGGCTTAGCTCGTTGGAACGCCAATTCCGCAGCCGCACGCTCCTCGGCCACCCTCGTTTGCATACGGCGCATCCTGAAGATGTAGCGGTTAAAGGACTTGGCTAATACCCAGAAGTCCCAGCCCTGTCCGTTATAATAAGCGAAATCCTTTTTGTCGTCGGTATAAATCATGGCACGCAGGGTCTGCTTGGCAAACTCCAGAACACGCTCAGGGGAATTCCCTTGGACTTGAGGTGCAATAGCGGCTGCCTGAAGTATCTTCTGGGCGGCGCGGCTATAACTTCCCCATTCCGATTGACTCCACGCTTTTGCAGGATCGATATGGAAGCGCTCCGTCATCAAATCCCGATAAGCCCCGATCAGCGTTTGTATGCGGGAGTCCGGCTCTTTCTTCTCGGTAGCCTCGAGGCCGATGAGTTCTACCGTGCTTTTGCAAAGCCGCAGGTGGCCGGTTTTTGTCTCTTCGATCCAGCCGCCTCGGATAAGCTCGTCAACCGGCGCGAACTTTCCTACCTGCCGCTTACCGCACCGGGCCAGAACCGCAAGCAGAGCCAGCTTGCCTTCGTTCGGAAACGACTCGCCCGGCGGGTATTCAAAGGTAAGTACCCGCTTAAGGTTCTCGCGTGAGATCCTAATCGGTTTCATCACCGCCTTCAATCGGTTCGCTCGTGTCCGGGGCAAGGGGCTGCGGCAGTCTTTGAAGCTCCTTGACGGCCTGTCCTTGTATGGCCATCGCGTCGATCAGCACCGCATAGTTTTTGAGGTGAAGGATCTCGGTCTCGAGGTCGGCGGCCTTTGCCTTGAGCACACTGGTCTCGGCGTAGAGGTTCGCAGTTTTTGAAAACGCCAGGCCGTATCCGGCGATGAACGCGCCTGCCCCGACGGCAAAGACCAGGGCAATTACCGCAGCGATCCACGACACCTTAACCCAGATCGGCGAGCCTGCCTTGATAGTGATCCCGGACGCCGTATCGGTCTTGACTCTAGGCAAGTTCATTTCTTCAACTCCTTTAGTGCTTCCTTTACCGTCCGCTGCCAGCATGTCCATATCACAAAACCGCCGACGAGGAACCCGACCAGAAAACTTAACAAGACGAGAAAGAGCTTGTCTATCATGGCTCAAACTCTCCTCGTGCTAATGCGCCTGCGGCCTTGTCCCGCTCAACCGGCTCGACGTAAGGCAGGCCCAGGGCTTTGAGGATTTCCTCTTCGGTCCGGGAGGCGATGCACTTGCCGTCTTTGATAAGTCCGATCTGCGGGTTCAGGTGCATACCCAGCCCCTGCGCGCGTTTGCATAGCTCGATGTTGAACTCTTTGGGCCCGGTCTTGATCAGCATCAGCATTCCCCAGGTCTCCTCGGTAGCACAGTAAAGGTCTCCCTGAATGCCTCTCACCTCGGCCGTGATTATCGCCGGGCCTTTCCTGATAATGCGTCCGCCCATATCGTTAATCAATCGCGGGATGTCGAACCAGTGACTGAGTCCGGGCGTAGGCCGCGGGTTGCCTTTTGCGTCTTGGATCCATTCGCCCTGTGGAATCAGCACCAGATCTATGTCGTGCACCCAGAGTCGCCTGCGGCGGATCGAACCGGCTACCTCAATCCGTTCGGCAACTACCTCTAAGGCTTGCCTGATCTTCTCGGCCGCCACCTGAGCCTCGCCAAGCTGGTGCTCTTTTTGTTTTGCCCCGGCGTCGTTCATGCCGCCGCCTCTGGTGTGCGTTGCGTTTTTCCTCGTAGCGCCTCGATAGGAGAGGGCTGCAGGAATGCGTCCTGGCAGCCGACGTGATTGAAGCCGTGCTTATGTTCTTTTGCCGCAAAGCATTTAACGCATTCCTCGAAGCTAACCGATTCTTTACGGTATTCGCAGAACGCCTTGCGTGGGAACTCTATCCCATCGCCAGGTGCGCGTCCCAGTTCGGGCAGCCGCTTCTGGAACATTCCCATCAGGAGATGCTTCTCGCATAAGGCTCTGCTCATGCGTATGACTTTGATGCGTGTCGTAAAGAAGGCGGTTTTGACCGTAAAATGTGGTGGGGCTACGGGGTTATCGCAGCCCGGATACTCGCATTTGATTTGACTCATCTTCTTGCTCCATGTTCATGGCGGACTGGCCAGGGCTGATTGCCGAGCCAATCGAGATACCGGCCTTTGCCCTGCAGTTCCTCGTCCGACCATTCGTTCATGCTTATTACTCCCGTGCGCGCCTTGAACTCCTCGCGCGGGATTCCTAACTCTTTTAACTGAGCGTGAATCCAACGCAAAATCCTGGTGCGTAGGGAATAGCGTTTATTCATGCGTTCGCAGGAACCTTTGATTTAGCACGGGGCGGGATAGACCGCCGTCCCGTAACACCCGGACCACCCGTAACACCCGTAACACCCGCACCAGCCGTGATCGGTTTGCCGAGGTGGTGAAACTCTTCGGCAAGGTCGAGCGCGACCGCGTTGATGTAGCCGGGGAATCGGGAAAGACCGTTGTCAACGAGGTAGGCATTCTGGAGTGCCTGCGTAAGACGGGTAAGGAAACCTGGATGGAACTGGAGCCCGTCGCGTGCGCCCTGGAAGGCGACGTAGTCCGAGACTTCGTCCACGCCAAGACCGGCCAGCTTGAAGCTTACCCTGCGCGCCATGTTCGGGGCTTGGCTTTCCGCAACGATATCTTCCGGCTTGAAGCGCGCGATCTTATCCTTGAGGTTCGCCACCAGCACTACGCCCGGGCCGTAAGCCCGGCCTTTGGTCCGCACCGAAGCCATCACCCTCAGCATTTCCCAGATGCAGTTAGGGAGAGAGAGCGCGTTATCTACGCAGACGAGCACCGACTTTCCTTGCGTATAGAACTCCGCGAGCTTGTATTGCAGCTGCTTATTGCGCCCCTGGTGGACGTTGCCTTTCGCGTCTTTCCAGTCAGACCAGCGCCATGCAGGCCGTTCACCCAGCTCCATCAGAACTTCGTGCCACAGCATCGTTTGGGACATCCGCGCATAGGGAGAAATGTCGGCAAGGATAACGTCCGGATCGGTGCGTGCGTATTGTTTGAGCACCTCGAGCGCGATGGTTGCACCGACTCCGTGCTCGGCGTCGAGCACCAGAAGTCCGTGATGCCGCGCCGCGCGCAGGCCCCTGGTAATTACGGACTTGATTTCCTTCGAGACGAAAAAGCTCCCGTCCTCTATTGATTCGATCGGGCTAAACGCTTTTAACTCTTCTTGCATTCTGACTCTCCTTTCAGTCCGCCGTGCCGCCGGGTGTAGAAGCCACCAGTGACATTTGGTTTAAGTTTGCTTCGACGCTCCACGGCGGCAGGCGGAACATGATTATTGGTTCTTTCGACTTAGCGTGCGTGCGGCTTTCCAAAGCCCGGCCGCGACGCCGCCTGAGAAGACGCCCTGGATTACGTAGATCCACCAGGGGAACGCGGTGGTTGCCATGGCGGTGAGTATTCCGAAGAGCGCGCCGCCCAGGGCCGCGCCGACCAGCAAGGCCAAGGCGGTATTTATCCACCCTTCAGTCTTAAGCCAGACCTTGAGCTTTTCTACGATTGCGGCGACTATCACGCTTCCTAAAAGCGTGATGCCGAATAGATTGACTGTGAGTTCTTGTCCCCACATAGTTTAGCCTCCTTTCTGTAGTTTGACCTCAAATACTTGAGGCTCTTCGTTTGCTGCTTCCAGATCCTCTGTCGTCAGGCCCAGCGCTATGGCACTGCGTACGAACAGCTCGACTCCTACGCCGTGTCCGATAAAGTCTACCATAACGGTAGGCTCTTTTGATCCGGACTGGCCTGCCGGTTCCAATATCGCCAGCTGCTCGGCAAGGAACGCCCCTCGCGGATAGACTCTGACGCGTGCCTTCATGCTACGTCTCCCTCAATTTAAAATTTAAAATTTGCACTGTTCTACACCTCGTCCACCGCCGGCCCGTCACCGGATCGCAGCGATTTCATTAGTTCGCGAAACGTCTTTGCCTCAGCCTCAGTCAGTTCCGGTTCCCCTTCCCTGAGCCTGTCCAGATGCTCGGCTGGCGCGGTATCCTTTACGTCAAGCCGGAGCTTGGGTTGCTGCATCACTTTACTCTTGGCAAACCAATCGATTATCCGTTTTGCACAGTCCTCGCAGAGCCAGGCGTCGTCAGTGAGCTTGCGGAGCTGGTGCAGTTTGTAATAAACTGTCTGCGGGATCTCGCCCTTATGCTCTTCCATGATTAGGGATATACCTTGCTTAATAAAACTGGACGCGTAGAGGAGCGTTGCCCCGCGGATCCCCGCTTCCTGTAAATTCTTTATCGGAATCTGGCAGACTATACAGCGCTTCACCGGCTGTTTCTTCTTACTCATTACCGCTCCTTAATTTTTCTTCGATCTCCGAAGGGGCAGGCCTGGCAAGGGTCTTGCCGATGCGTTCGGCCTGGCGTTTCACCTCGGCTTTCGAGTGCGGACTTGCAACGAACGGATCTATCATTTCCTCGCGCAGTTCGGCTGGTAGGTTGCCGAGCGCCGTGTTCAGGAGCTCGGCCAGAAGCGCTCGCTGCGCGTCATCACGTAATAGCTCTATGCCCGGCCCTTCAACTTTCGTGTGCCGCGTAGGCGGCGGCGGGGTAAGCGATACGCCTTCGATGCGTGAATCGAGCACCGCTTCCACCTGTGCCACGCTTGCAGGCGGAACGTGTATCTGCCCGATTTGTTCCCTGATCCGGGCGGCCTTCTCGTCTACCGGCGGCGCTACGTTGAGCTCAGCCTCTTCGAGCGGCAGCCTGCGCGATAGGGCAAATGCGGTCCTGGGTAAATAGATATAGAGTTGCTCATCGATCTCGATAATCTCGATTCGTTCACCGTCCGGGATCTCAGGTGGTGCGTAGTAGAGCTTGCGTTCGTATTGGATCAGCCCGCGCCGCACCGTTGCTACGTGCTGTTTATAGGCAAGCTCGCGGAAGTTATCAGGGAACCACAAATCGCCTACGTGGTTGAGCCAGTAGTCGAGCCGCGTTCCTTTCGTCCCCGCATGCTGACGCAGGTTGAGTTTCATGCAGAACTTTTCAAGCATATCGTTCGCCTGCACCAATGAGAGCACCGTTCCGTATGCTATTCGGCCTATATCGAACCGTTCGAACTCCTCCTTGATGGGCCGGAACGAACGCTCGACTTTGCCCTTTTTCCAGGGTTGCCTCGGCGGCGTAAGGATTGGCTTGACGTCAAGCTTTTCAAGAAGATGCTGGACCGCTTCGGTTTTAGCCCAGCCTACCTGATCGGCGTACGTGCCGCGCGGCACGCCCCAGAACGGATAGCGAGGTTTGCGTCGCCAGGCGCTTTCAAGAAACTTGATTGCCAGCTCAGTATCCTCGCCCTTGGAAAGGAAATATCTGGCGAACATGACACCCGATGCATCGTCTACTATCGAGCCGATCCATACCTTCTTCTTTCCGCCATCGAGCCTGTTCTCGTAAGGAATTTTATGATGGCTCCGCACCTGGACTCTGCCTTCACCGGCATAGGCAAGTGTGCGCGAGCAGGAGAAATCTATCTGATGCAGTGCGCCCGCTTCGTTTCTCTTGAACCTGCCCGTCGTCCGGTGCTGAGCGCCAAGCCGGAACCGGCGCATGAACTTTGATAACTCGCGCGGCTTGACCGCGCCGCGTGGGATGAACCCGAAATCTTCAGCCGACCCGATAGCCGCAGAGAGCGGCAGGCTCCGGGTCTTATTCGATACGATGCAGGTCTCCAGATACCTGCTTGCTCTCTTCAACTGTGCAGCCTGGGCCTCGGTGAACTCGTACCGCCCCGGCTTGACGATGTACCCGCGCCGGATCGCGTTGCGCAGCGCTCCGGGATGGCAGCCTGCACGTTCAGCCCATTTCACGAGCACTTCCTGCTTGCGGCCCCGGGCGGCGGAAAGATATTCTTCGCGCGCCCTGGCAAATGCCTGCGGCTTGAGCGAGATCGGCCTCATAGTTTAGGGTCGGGTTCCTGGCCATCTTCTTTTTTCCCGTCTTCCATCCCGGTGATGCCCATCAAGTCAGTCATGCGCCCGCGCTCATCATAGGCGGCTTGTTGCGCGAGATCAGGATCGTGAGCGGAAAGCATCAAGGCGGAGGACAAGGCGCAAAGTATCCCTTCGATCTTGCGGTATTCCTCCTGAATTTCGGGCGCCACCCCAAAGATTTCTGTCGAATCTTTTGGCCAACCCTTGAGGCGCTGGATGAACTCGTCGCGCACCTCGATGAGCTTGAGACGAATCGAGAAGTAGTCCGTAGCGATCAACTGAGCCTTCTTGCCGAGCGGCACGTTCTTGAACGGATCGTTCTTTTTCCATTCCTCCAGCGACTCCCGGGACGTCTTTTTCTCAAGCGCATGGTGCGTCTTGGGTCCGGCAAACTGGTTAATCAGGTTCGGGAACTCGGCGATGCCGTGCTGCAAAACCCAGCCGGTTGTTACTTCATCGCCTGACGCCAACCGGGCGCAGCCTTGCGTGCACAACGCCTCAAAGAATCGGGGAGCCTTCAAAAGTTCGCGAAGCTTGTAGTAAGGGATTTGAGCTATGCCCATCTCCTCAGCCTTTGCTATCACGTTCTCCTTGCCGTAATGCTTGATAAGGGCTCTGCCTATGGCGGCGCGGTAAAAAGCAGGTCGCCGAACAAGGCCAAAGGTATCCTTCATGGCTTCCTCGAAAGTGGCGTACCCGTCTATGGCCCAGGGGTATTTTCCGTTAATCTGGCGCTCTAAGTTACGCAAATGCGATGAGGGGAGTGCCCCATCGGGCACTCTCTCCTCTTTTAGCCCGTCGGGCAATGCCCCGAGGTTTTCGTAATCACCCAGTTCCTCGGTGGAGAAACTTGAGTCCCCGGCATACAGCGCTATTGCCACGCTCAAAAGTATCTCGCCGCGCATCTTGTCGTGTGCGGCCTGAGCCGCGTATTTGAACGCCGTCTCGTGGTCGTCCATCAGCTCCTGCGTTATCTGAACACGAATGGGGTATTGGCCTTTGCCTTTAACCTCAACTTCAGTGCCGATGGCCAAGGGGTTTAAGCCCCTTGTCTGGTCGGACTTATCTGGGACAGGGGACTCGCTTGAAGCAAGGGGCTTAATCTCTTTGTCTGGAGGTAAGGGGTTCTCTTTCACTATCTTTCCTTTCGCGGCCTTCGGCTTGAGTTTGTTTTCTTCGATGCAGTTCTGCCGGTTTTCGTGGTATTTGAATCGCTCGGTATAGCTCTTCGCTTCAAAGCAATCCGAGCATTGCGCCGGGCTGACCTCACGGCCCCGGCGTTTACAGACAAAGCTCTGGCGTTTGATAGCCGCGGCTCCGTCCGGGTTGTCCTGCGCGCGGGCCTTATCCATTGCCGCCTCGCAGGCCTCGGTAGTTATTGCAGTCATGTGACTCTCCTGTGTTGACATGGCTGCCTCCCTTGATAGAATCTGGATCTTCGTTTGAGTGCGGTTGAAGCAAAGCTTGCACCAGATCCTTCACGTCCTGAACGGTAAAGTGGCTTTGTCCCATATCGCTCCTTTCGTTGTGAGTAATTAAACCCCCGCCCCCGGACACGGAGAGTCAGTCTGATGACTGCCGCGCCGGGGACGGGTTGCGAGGTGATTACGCTAGTATCCTTTTTCATTCCTGCGCCCTCGCTGTTTTTATTCCTAAATGACCAAGCTGTTTGCCTGGCGGGTGGATGAATTCCATGCACACCTCTTGCCGCGCATCGAGCGCGTGTTTACGTGCCGCAAGGTTGCCCATGTAAGCAATCACCTCCTGCTCGTCTTTTGGGATAAAGAACCCGAACGGCTTGTGCACGGTGCTTACGATGAGGTGTCCCTTTGCCGCCATCCGCAGAATACTGTCGCGCAACGATCTATCGTTGAGAGGAAACGCGCCGCGCTCCGGGGCCTTTAGCTTGCCGATAATCTTATCGGCAACGATCGCCTCCTCTTCGCCGACCGCCTTCAGCTCATCGTAAAGCAGCGTCCAGATTGCCTCTTCCACCGGATCGAGCGTGCCTCTATTAAATGCTCGTATGGCGATTACGCGAAAGGATTCGATACATTCAGCATGAGTCCGGATGAACCCCGGCGCCTTCCCCGTGAGCCAACAGCGCTGGCAGGCGTCGGGACTAACTCCCTCGCAGCGGTGCCTGCAATAGAACGCCCGCTTAACGTGAGCCAGCGCTTGTTTGCGGGTGTCGAACGTCAAAGGCGCCTGAGGCATGGCTACCGGAGCGGATTTGGTTTGACGATGACTTCGGTATGCGTCTTGCGCTGCATGCCGTAGCTCGCGAGTTCTGAGTCCGTAAGATTCGCCAGGGCAGACTTGAGCACACTCTCCGTAACCTTGACCGCGTCTATCTTCCCGGCGTCCTTGAGCGCCTCGATAGTCCGGGCGGCATTCGGGATCTCGATCTGGGTAACGTAGCGCAGCTTGATGATGCCGGCGCTGAGTTCACGAGACCGTTTCTTTTCGAACTCGGCTTCTCTCGATAGCGCAAACGCCTTCACAGCCTTGTCGAGATCGAACAGCTCTTCCTTTGCGAACCGGGTCTTTTCTTGAAACTTCTTGTTGAGCTCCGCGGTCTTGGCGTTGCTCTCGTCCGCGGCTTTGCGGATCTCGCGCTGTAACGCCCCTATCCGGGCCAGCGCCCGATCTGCGTCTTCCCACGATTTAATCTCTGTCATGGTTTTCCTTTCTCCCTCACCTCAACCCTCTCCCATTGGGAGAGGGAATAAGGGTGAGGGAATAAACTCAGGCCGCTCCTGGCGATGACTGAATTGGGCGATTCTGCCAGCCGAACCAAGGAGCGGCCTGCCCCAAAACTAAAGGAGGTGTTGGGTTTCACTTTTCTTTTCCTTTGGGGTCCCCGCGAAGATGCGTAGCAGGTTCGTGGGGTAATCTAGGGAACGCCGCGTCCAGCTTCAGCCCCAGCACACGGGCAATAGCACGCTGTAGGCTAATGGTCCGCCACTTTCCGCTGACGATCCTGGATAACGTGGAATCTTGTATCGGTCTCCCGATGAGTTCCCCAACCCTGTCGCCAAGCTCCGGAATCGTCCTGATCCCGCGCTCCGCCATCCTCTGCCTGATCAGTTCAGGGTTCGCAGTCCTGTCCGCACGCGGCCTGCCGCGCCCGCGCTTCGGGATCGCTACCGTCACCCTTGCTCCTTTTTTGTAAACTTGACAGCCGAACCTTTACGGATAATATCACGGAGCGCCCCCTCAAGGGCGCAACGAGAGGAGTCAGTTTGATGCAAGTTTTGGTTCCCCATGATAAAGGCCGGTGTGTTGCGTGCGTTCATTCTATCTTTTGTTGAGGCGGTGGAGGATCTTGAGCAGCAGCAGCGGCTTTAGCGCGACGCTTTTCGTAGTTGTTCAGGGACTGAATCATGATGCCGCGGGCAGACACAGCGAAAACGTTTGCGATCTCTTCGATGTCCTTGTCGAAGAGGATAGTCCCGGATTTAAGGATTAAAGCCATGGCATCCTCCTTTTTTTGGCTTGTTACTCGCATGAGTAGAATTGTAACCAATTTGGTTCACTTGTCAAGTCTTTTGACACCTACCTTCGGCCACCCCCCTTATCGAAGGGGGGCACCCCGAACAAGCCCCCCTTATTAAGGGGGGACTAAGGGGGGATCAAACAAGGGACTTAAGCCCCTTGCCCCAGGCGCTGCCCGTACGCTGGATCCCGATCCTCGGCGTGGTCCCCGGTGGGCCACCGTTCGAACCTTCGGTCGTGCCCATGGGCACGCTGCCGGTTTCTCCCGCGCTCGTTCGTCATATCCGCGCCTTTGCCCTGCGCGTCATGGGCTACTCGATGATCCCGGTCATCGAAGACGGTGACTTGATCGCGTGCGAGCCTTACGAAAGCGAACACCTTGCTCCGGGCACTATCGTTATCGCGCTGGTCGAGGGCGAGACGACCGTCAAAAGCTATGTGCATCGAGGCACCGAGCACCTGCTCGTTGCCATCTCCGGTTCCATCAAACCTATCCTGCTCCGCGAAGGCGATAGCATCCTTGCCCGCGTGGTGAGCGTGCACAAGCCCGCGTAATCCGCGCAAGCTGCGCCCTTACGGAACTTAACGACTTTCCACGATCGCTCAGAATGCCCCAAGACGCGTTCTAAAAGGCGGGGTAGGGCTATAGCACCTTGCTTTTGCTACAGAGCGTCTACAGCGATGGTTAAATCACGCATTTACTTGGGTTATAGGCTTTTGGGAATTTCCCGAAAACCGGCTCTATAAGTTACGCATCTGCGTGCCGTTTTACTTCGAGTTGGCCGAGCGGCTCTGATTATGGGATGATTGTGCTGTGGTTAAGGGGGGAAGGACCGAATAATGCGACTCCTGGCAAACCCGCACCAGCATTGCGTTTGTGCAAGTTCGAGGCCAAAAAATAAGTTACGCTTCTACGCGATTTAATTAGGGCAAAAGGACTTGACAAGTGCTCTGATTTAACTATAATTATAGTATGAAGAGGAAGACAACGAGCCGCAGAAAATTCTCAGAGCGCAAGGAGATCGCGGTGTATCTTGATGCCGTTGAGCTCAAAGCCCTCGACGAATTTATTAAGAACTACAATGCGCGTGCGTTAGTTCAAGCGTCACGGAACGACATGATTCGTCTAGCCGTGCGCAAGCTCGTTGTCACAAATCCAGCCGCGAGTGTGGCTGAAACCCCGGGGCAAGTGCCCCAGGAGGAAAGAAATGAAAGACCACAAAAACCAAACACGCCTTCAGGCGGCCCTTCAAGAATACCAGAATCGCCAAGCCCGGGCGAGTCATCCTGACGGAACGTTCGACAAAGCCCAGCGTTGGTATCCGAGCGAAGAGGAGCACCAGCCCTGCTGTGCTGTGATCCGCTCCCCGTCCCGCGCCTGGCCCTACACCCTGAACAAACACTGCCGTTCGATCGAGCACGTAGCTCACCTTTACAACGTTGATGCCCCCGCGCTTCGCAAGCTTGTCCGCGCGGAAAGAACTCAAACCCAGAGCCAGCCGACCCTAGCGACTGCCTGAAGGAGAAGAAAAAATGGCACGCAGCTTTGAAGTTATCGTTTACTCTAAAAAAGACGTTGAGGAAGCAGAAAAAGAGAATACACTCCCGCAGGCCCGCATTTTTCTTTCACTATACGACGATGCGTGGTGGGGGAATGAAGCAAACATCGCTGTTCAACTACTAAAAGAAGAAATAGAACGCGCACTCAAGGAAGTACGATGATTCACCCCCTGAGGAGCCGGTGTGATTCCGGCGAAACGGGAGCTTGCGCTCCCGTCGGGATTCACAAACCCAGATCGGGCGAGTGCCCGATCACAAACGCGGCAAGTGCCGCAAGGAGCTAAAGTGAAAATCGAATACAAGCTCAGCAAAGAGGCGCAGAAAAAGCGCTTCATCGAAACCGCCGATAAGAGCGAGAGGATCAAAGTCGAGTTCAATCCTGCCGATCTTACGAAAGGACAGCGCAAGATTCTGACAGAAGCTCACCTCCCTAACTGGAACGAACTCGGCATCTACTACGTAGATTACGAACATTATCGTGCCCCAAGCCTGGAGCACGTAGAAGCAGAATACGATCACGAACTCTCGATCGAGGACATCTTCAAAGAGATCACCAAGCAAACTCGTAGTTACGAGAAGAAAAATACCGAGTATCTGGAAGCCCGCAAGGCTTACGACGCGGAGTGTGAGAAGGAACGCAAAGCCGAGGAAAAACGCAAGGCTGAGAAAAAAGCTCAACGCAAGGCCGAGATCGAGAAGGAACTCAAGGAGTGTGAAACCTGGATCGCCGAGCACGGCTCGGATTACCTTAAGCGCGCCTGTGGCGCGGGCCACGATTGCACCCGAGGCTACCTTACCGAGCGTGCGGCAAAGGAGTATCCTGATGCGATTCTTGATTTCAACGATCACGCCGATTGGCGTACCCGTTCTTGCCCCTCGGTCAAGGCTCTCGACCTCCGCGATGAAATCCTCAAAGAACATTCAGACGCCGAGGTGGAGATCGTCTGGCTGACCGCAGAACCGCTTAACGAAACCGGCCTTTCCAAGGAAGACCTCTACGATCGCGATCAGGAATTCACCTCACACGAAGCAGTGAAGGTGCTCGATCCCAACTTCGGCGAGGATAATCTACTCTTCTACGGGATCGCGGATTAACGAAACGCCTAGACCTTTAGCCCGGCTCCGGCCGGGCTTTTTTTATACCACCCAAAACCCAGGGCAGGGCGCCGACGTAGAATATCGCCCTGAGGCGCGGCAGCGGGGTCGCGCTGCGCGGACTGCCTCGCAAACGGCCTAACACCCTTAACTACCAACGCGTTTCACTCAGGCAATTTGCACACTTACGACACTAGGGTCTCGACAACGACACGCTCAGGCGCATAATTTTAAGTATGTTTGAAAATCCTCAGGCTTTATATCCGGCGGCAGGGCACCTAAAGATAAATTCCTCGCTCATGGGTTTTTGTTTTGCCCTGCCGACCGCGCCTGGGGGTATTGCTAATTGGGCGGTGAGGCTTTGAAAAAGAAACTAGCGGTATTCCGCGCAGGGGCATATCCGCAAGGGGACTGGTCCGTCGAGCGAGTGGCAAAGGCCGTTGCCGCATACGATCCTAAGCTGCTCCGTGCCCCGCTTACCGACGACCACCGGCAGCAAGGACCGGCCTTTGGCTGGTTCGACGAGTTCTTCCTCGAAGGCGATCGACTCTTTACGAATCTGGACACTGCAAACGTTACCCCTGAAGGCTTTGCCGAGATCCAGTCCGGCAGGTGGGGGCCGCCTTCCATCGAAATCTACACCGAAGACCATCCCTCGAACCCTGTTCCCGGTACACCCTACTTCAAGGCCGTCACCATGCTGGGGGCCAAGCCGCCCCAGATCAAAGGGCTAGACCCGGTGCGCTTTTCCGAGGCCGAACTTCGAGCCGTTAAAAGCGAAGGCTCGCTGGCCGGGATCGTGATTTTCGAGGAGGAGCCGCCCGATCTGGATACCCTCAAGATCGCCGCGCCGCTGGGTGTATGGGACGAGGCTCGAGCTAAAGAGCGCGTTAAGGACAGATTCGGCTGGTGGGGACTTTCGAGATACAGCCTTTACCGTGATTACAAAAAGCATTGGGAATCGCTCGATGCTTACTTCGCCCTGATCGTTGACGTCGTGGCTAATGAGCCCCAGATAGTTCCGGCAGCCGTAGACGCGGCTATCGCGGTAATCCCTACGCTCCCTGCGGTAGATCAATTCGAAAAACAAGATCGGGACGCAGCGCTGGCTCATGCGCAGGAGATTAAGAAACGAATCGAGAAAGAACAAGTAACCGCGGGGTTCTCCGACCCCCGCACCAACCCAGGAGGCAAAGTGAACAAAGAGAAACTGCTCAAGTTCTTCACAGACCTGGCAAAGGGGAAGATCCCGGAGACCGAAGTCGCTTCGTTCGCGGAGCGGCTTACCGATCTGATCTTCGCCGACACCCCTGACTTTGCCAAGTTCAAGGAACAGGCCGCAACGACCTTTGCGGAGCAGCTTTTTGAAGCAAAGATCGAGGGCTACAAGGCGAAGGCGGAGGCCCAGGCGGCGAAGGCAAAGCTCGCAACCGAGTTCGCCGAGCGGCAAAAGGCTCAGTTCGCGGAGCGAGTCGCCAAGCTCGTCAGCGGCGGTAAGTTCCTGCCTGCGAACAAGGATCGTCTGGTAAACGCATTGACCGCCATCTCCGGTGAAAACGCGCCTACGGTGCAGTTCGCGGAGGCGGGCAAGCAAGAGACCCGGCCAGCAGCTGACGAGATCCTTGCGCTCTTCGAGGCCCTGCCCAGGTTCGTGCCTGAGGGAGAGATTGCCAAGCCCGACGACTCGGAGCACACAGAGTTCTCCGAGTACCGGGATGCCGGGAAACAGATCGCCGACGCGGTCAAGCCCGCGTAAGGAGTAGGCATGGCAGAAGATTACGGCAAAACCGAAACCCCGCTTACCGCGGATAACCTGCTTGCAGGCACGCATCCGCGGGTAGAGATTCCGGTAACCATCATCTCCGGTGCCGGTATCCTCAAGCGCGGCGCGCTTCTTGGCCGCAGGATTTCGGATCTCAAATACGCGCCTATCACGCCCGGGGTAACCTATGCCGATGAGGATCTCGGAGACGGCAACGCTTCTACCAAGACCTTCTCCGGCACCCTGGCCCAGCCCGGAGTCAAGCCCGGGTCATTGGTAATCGCGGCGGTAGTAGTCGGCGGAGCAACCGAGACGTTCATCGATAACGGCGACGGCACCCTGACCTCGGACGGCGCAACGCCTGGAACGGGCACTATCGTTTACGCGACCGGCGCTTACAGCGTTACCTTCTTCGTCGAGCCCGACACGGGCGAAGACATACTGGCGACCTACATCGGCGACCTGACCGCACATGCAGCCGAGGCCATCGGCACCGGTGACGGCTCGATAGTAGAGTGGGCCGGTTATCTCGCGCTTACCAAGGTAATCGAGCGCTCCCTCTACGTTTACACGAACGATAGCTCAGCCAAGGAGCTGCACGACGACGGCAATGGTAATCTGGTAGGCGACGACGGACATGGAACGATCAACTACGAGACCGGTGAGTACGAGATAGTGTTCGACACCGCACCTGCGAGTCCCAAAACAGTCAAGGCCGATTACTGCTCTACCGATGGCGTTGACGTTCCACGCGCGATTCTTGCTAAGGCCATAGACGCAACCAGCGCCGACGCCAAGGTACCGGCCTACGTGCACGGCGAGTTCAACTACGATTTCGCCGACCTGTGGCCAACCGGACTTTCAACCGCGCAGAAAGATGGAATCGCGCGCGCCTGTATGGAGCGCGCCATCTTCATCAAAAAGCGCATCGTTTAGGAGGATTAGATGGCAGTTGATTTACTTCACTGGCGGTCCATGACCGAGGCCATCAACCAGATCCCGGCCCCGCCTTCGTTTCTTTTGGACAAGGTATTCACCCAGCGCCGCCAGGCCCTGGCCGAGGATATTGACGTTGACATCGTGATCGGCGGCAAGAACCTTGCGCCGTTCGTTTCTCCTATAGAGGCGGGCGTAGTGGTTGACACGCTGGGCCGCAAAATGCAATCCATCAAGGCCCCGCGCATCAGGCTCAAGAAAGAACTCGGCGCGGCGGAGCTGATGTCCGTACGCGGCGTGGGCGCCGAGCTTTACGTAGCAGGCGGCGGAAACATCGATGCCTACAAGGCGCAGAAGATCGGCGTAGAGCTGCAGGATCTCCTCTCCCAGATTACTCGCACTAAGGAATGGATGGCCGCCCAGGCGCTGCAAGGCAAGCTCACCGTAGCTCAAGAAAACCTCGCGTTCGAGATAGACTACTTGCTCCCCCCCACACACAAGAAAGTCCTTACCTCGACCGACCTCTGGTCCGATACCACCAACTCCAACCCTATCGGAGACATCCGCACCTGGAAGAGCCTCATTGCTAACGCTACCGGCTTTACCGCCGACATCGCCATCTGCGGAAGTTCCGTAGCTCAGGCGCTCATCGATCACCCCAAAGTGCAGGCCGTAATCAAAACCTCGTCCGGTATTGCCGCAGGGGCCATGACCCTCGAACAGGGCGGAAACTTTATCGGCAGGTTGGCCGGTGTGAACATCTTCGAGTACAGTTCAGAATACACCGACGCCTCCGGCGTTGCTCAGAAGTTCATCCCTGACAACTCCTTCATCCTCGTAGCTTCCCAGGGCCCGTTCCGGCTCTACCATGTGCTTATCATGGATCTCGATACCGGCGCTTCCGTAGCCTCCCCGTTTTTCTCCAAGTCCTGGGTCGAAAAGGATCCCAGCGTCATGTGGATTCTTGCCGAGTCCCGCCCGCTTCCTGTCCCGCACTGGCCCGAATGCATCGTGTTCGCGACCGTGCTTTGAGGTGAGTGATGGCGGTAGAGAAAAAGACCTTTGCCGACTGGTGTAAACGGTTCGGTATCGAGGAAAGTAAGGCGGCCTCTATCGCGGAGGCCGCCGCGGTCGAGCTCACTGACGCACTGACCGAGGTTCAGTTCAGACAGGTCGCACCTCAGACCGTAGAGGACTTTCTCAAATACGCATCAGGCCTCAAGAAGGATGAGCGCATCCCCTTCTGCGAAAAGTCCGGATGGGATTTTGACGATTCCATTTCCGGCGAGGAATTCCAGGAGAAGCTCGCGCAGTACAAACAAGAACAAGAATCGGCAAAGCCGGCATCCAAGTCTGAACTTCCTGCGGAACCGAAACCTGCCAAATCCCTACGGCTGCGCGTTACCGGCTGCACGGTTATCTATGATCACAAGGAGTACCCGTCCGGTTCGACTCTCCCTTCCGATTTCCCTGCCCCCGAGCGCGAACGGCTGTTGAAACTCGGAGCGGTAAAGGAGCAAGGGGCTTAAGCCCCTTGGCTACCCATGGCAGCGAGCGACGGGCGCTACATAACCATCGCCGACGTCAAGGCGGAGATCCCTGAAGCCATCCTGGCACGCCTTACCGACGACGACACGTCCAAGGACGCCGACCAGAAGGTAGTTGACGATGCCAAGATCGCCTCTGCCATCCGCTACGCTGAAGCCCGTATAGACAACGCCCTTGCCAAACGCTACAAAGTCCCGATAAAACTTTCCGAATTAGAGGAGGCGGCGGCCAGGGATGCAATCGTCCAGGCCGCCGTCAACCTCGTTTATCACAAGCTTTTCTCCCGCATAGGCAAGCCGGACGCGCATTCGGACAAGAAAAAGATGGCCGATGCATTCCTTGCCGAGGTAGCTTCAGGCCAGCGCGAGCTGGTAGGAGCAAAGGCAGTAAGCCGTACCCGAATCCACTACGTAGCACCTAAGTCAAAGTTCAGCACTACTGACGATGCGGATTACGACCAGGAGCGCAACCCATGAGCGTAAGGCACCGCATTACGATAGACCAGCTGCCCGGCGTTCTTGACCGTGCGGCTAATCAATTCGGCGACCTGCGCCCTTTGATGGAATCGGTAGGCACCTCGCTCGTCGCTACTACGACTCGCCGTCTGGAGCGGGGCGTCGCGCCTGACGGCACAAGGTGGCCCAAGAAATGGAGCGGCACGCCTTCTTTCCTTAGTAAGGATGGTACGCTCAAATCTTCGATCGGCCACCGCGTCGAGGGCGATACTCTGCACATCGGCTCGCCCGTTAAGTATGCGCGTATCCACCAGGAGGGCGGAACGATCAGGCCGCGCACGGCGCGGTTCCTGGTATTCAAGGGCGCGGATGGGCGGACGGTATTCGCCAAAAAGGTTAAAATCCCGTGCAGGCAATGGCTGCCTTCGGAGCGCACCGGACTCCCTGCCGACGAGAAGCGCATCATCAAAGCTACGGTCAAGGATTTCCTCCAGGGAGCGTTTTAATGAGCCTGCCCTACGGCCCTATCAAGCGCGGCTTAACGATTTCCTGGATCGCGGGTCACGTCCGCGCCGAGCTGGCAAAGCTTCAAAACGTCAAGGGCGCGCATCCCTTGAAAGGCAACCCCCGTCTGGTCGGTCTGCACGTCATAGATCCCCGGATTACTACCCGGGTAAACGAGCCGATCGCACGGATAACTTTTGGCCGTGCGGATATGACGAACTCGCCCATCAGGGGCGTGCCGGAAGTGATTTACGAGAAAGGCACGATCGTTCATGAGGGAACGGGAACGGAAGCCGTTGAACTGCAAGGCAAGCATCAGGGAAACAATCATTACGTGGTTGAGATCACCGAATCCGGCACGGTCGGCACTTCGGGCGCTTACGTACTGCTCAATGCCCCCTGGACAGGGGAAGACTGGGGCGAAGAAGAACTCGTCTCCTCGGGCGCGATCCCCGAGTCAGGCGAGATTGAAACCGGAGACGGGACGCTAAAGATTGTCTTTACTCCGGGCGAGGATGTAGTCCAAGGCGACACCTATTCCTGGGAGACCGAGGCGTATCGCGTCTCCAACGTCAACGGGCGCGCCATCAGACAGCGCGTAACGATCGATCTCTCTATCATGTTCGCGGACGAGTCCTCGATTGACGAGGGCTACTTAGATCAACTCTTTAACTTCTTCAGCGAGCGCCAGCTTGCGGTAGAGATCTTCTCTGATCACTACCTCGTCGTGGAACAGGAGCTGCGCGCCCTGCAGCCGCAGGTGTTTCTCTCCGGCGAGGAGAAGGGACCGAATACCGAGATGTTCATTACCTTAGAGCTTGAGTATCGGGGTCCTAACGCCGGTGCGGAACCGGTAGCATTTACCGCGGAGATCGGCCCGCTCGTGCGCAAGCTCGAGACAGAAGAACCGACAATTCCAGATTAGGAGGATTTGTGATAGATACAGACAAAAAGAATAGCCCCTTTAAGGGTAAGGATAAGCATGTAGATGTCTCTAAGGCGGACGCAAGCGAACCCTTCTCTCGGGGTCCCCGCACGGCGACGGGAAAGCCCGCATCGGGCACGGAGTCGCCGGGTGGGGTGAAAAAGGAGGAAGTAGTGGCAAGAGAAAAGAAGCAGTCCCTCAACCGATGGGCACAGGAGCGCAAATTGACGCGCCCACGCGTGGCGGTGCTTTGCAACGCCATGGGCTGGGACGAGCGGTCGAAAATCACCAAGGCGGAACTTCAGGCCGCAATCAACAAACACCTTCTCAACAAGGAGTAATGGATGCCTATAAAAGATTTACCCGGCTACTATCCTACCATTAAAGAAGGCGGGCTTGGCGTTCTACCGCCTTCGCTGGCCGGACTGTTCTGCCTGGTAGGAACGTCAGAGCAAGGCACAACGGACGTTAAGTTCACGGGCGACGTAGGCGACGTTCTGGATGAATACGGCTACGGAATCCTGACCGCGCATGCCTACGATGCGTTCAGCTCAGGTGCGAGCCAGATAGGCATCGTTCGCGCGACCGCGGCCAAGGTTGCGACTGACATCACCGTACCGGAGCAGAAGAAGTACGGCGACCCGACCGGCGGGGGCGCCGCCGTAGTCGCTGTCGGCTACGTTTCCCCCCACACCCAGGTCGGCTATAACCGCCGCTACAGACTCCGCATCGTCAAGGGCGGCTCGTTTACCACCGCTACCTATCAGGTCTCGGCAAACGACGGCCTTACCTGGAGTGCGGAAAAGAGCTTCGCAGTTACTACCGCAGGGCCGCCGAAAAAATCTAAGCTCGAACTGGATAACGGCACGTACATCGAGTTTACCGAAGACGGAACCCCTGCCGATAGCTTCGTTGCCGGTGACGAATACCGCTGGTGGTGCTACGAACCGCGCGCTACGCTCGATGAGATAATCACCGCGTGTGAAAAAGCCGCTGCATGGAAGGATCCTACGTCGGGGATGGGCTTCGAATACGTTTACGTTTCCAACCTGCCCGCCGAGATCTGGACTACCCGGGACCAGACGACCGTCACCAACTTCTGGACCGCGCTCATTACCATTGCCGAGAACCTGTGGACGGACGAACAGCGCCCGATCTTCTTCATCTGCAACGCGCCGCCCATGCTGCCTTTGAAGGATGCCGACGCGCTCGAAGAGGTTGACGACTGGATAGATCTTCTCGTCGCCTGTGCCGGTGCCAAGAACTCGGCCCGGCTCGTCGTGAACGCGGCTCAGGCCTCGCTGACCGATACGCGCGGCAATCTGCAAATCCGCATGGCTGGGGGCTCCGCCGCAGGACTCGTCTCCAAAGCGGACCTTCATCATTCCATCGGCTGGGTGCGCTACATGAGCATCGCCAACTCGCTCGCTGTCTATCCTTCGAAACCTCCGTTCGCAGTAGAGGCCGAGTCTCTCGGTGCGGGTGATGACACCGAAAAGACCTTCGAGGGGTTTTTTGCCAAAGCGCCCGTCATTCCCTGGTCCGTCGTAATCACCTCGGACGATACCGCTCCCGAGGAGTTCGTGGACGGCGGGGACGGAATCCTCTACGACTCGACTTCAGGCGCAGAAGCCGGAACAATAGAGTACTCGACCGGCAAATACTCGGTGACTTTCGCTACGGCTCCGGCAACGGGCAAAACTGTCTCAGCAGACTACTACTACGTTACCAATGCCGTGATGGGTCCTTCGAACGTTGCCCGGCTCAACGACGCGCGGTATCTAAGCTTCAGGCACTTCATCGGCTACGGCATCAGGTTTACCGACGACTGGACAAGAGCTTCACCAACTTCGGATTACTACTGCATCCGCTTCCGCAGGATAGTGGATGAGTCGATGCGCCAGGTAGGCATAGCGAACATGCCCTACATCAACTCGCCCGGTATCACGGAGAAAGACCTGGGCGCTTACAAGGCCGATCTCTCCCGTCCGCTCGAAGCCATGAAGGTAACCGAAGACGATACCGATAAGCCGATCATGGATTACGTTCTGACGCTTACGCCTGACGCGAACATCTGGTCGAACGGAATCGTGCACTGCAAGGTAGAGATAGTGCCTACGCCTACCAAAAAGAAGCTGGTAGCCACGTTTCAGTTGACGACCGGCGTCAAGGAATAGGAGGCCGAAAATGGCAGATAGCATCCTGATCAACGGCGAGGTCCACGACTGGACCGACGTCGTAGTCAAGTTCATGGGCGGCGTCGAGTTCCGGGGCCTTTCTTCCATCAACTATTCGGAAGCGAAAGAAAAGGAACCGCAATACGGAACCGGCTCCCGGACCATCGGCGTAGGCTACGGGCACCGAAGCGCCAAGGTGGACTTCACAATGTCCCTGGCCTCGGCGCAGAAGTTTGAGGCCATTGCAAAGGCCGCAGGCAAAAGCGCGCTCGACTACGCGCCGTTCCTGATCGTAATCAGCTACGCCGATAAACAGGTCGCAGGCGACTTCGTCGAACAGAAACATGGAACCAAAATCGTCTCGCTTTTTGACGTGGACGTCACCGACTGGGAAGTCTCGCATGACGAAGGCACCAAGAAGATCGAGCGCAAGTACACGGCCATAGCCGGCGACATCAAAGGAACTGTGTAAATAACCGAGAGCGGGGGCGCGATTCCCCGCTCTCTTAAACTTTAGGAGGACGCAATGTCTGATGGACAGCCAAGTCCAACCAAGCAAACGTCCACCGCGGGCGCAGATACAGATTCTATGCTGCTTTCAAAGCAGGAGATAGAGAAGCTTCAACGAGAACACGACGGGCGCGTGCTTCTTATCAAAACGGCAGACCAAAAAGACAAGCCCTGCCATCTGGTATTTGCCTACCCCTCGGAACAGCAGTACCAACGCTTTATGGCCGAACTCGGAATGGACGCGAGAGGAGACGTAATCTATCGCGCCGGTAAGACCCTGCTTGCCGATACGCTCCTGCATCCAGGATTGAACAAGTTCAATGAGCTGGTTTCATTGATGCCCGGCCTGGTCGCAGATTTCACCGGACGGCTGCAGGCCAAAGCCGTCCCGAAGCTGGTTGAAGAAATAAAAAACGTATAGAGCGGCGGCTGGAATGGCTCCGTACCGATGGGACCGCGCAAGCCCGAACTTTGCAGCGGATTTTCTTCGACACGTTCGATCCTTCCACCGTCGCGGACGACTATGCGACGATACTCTGGTTCGCGGAATGGCTCGCAGAACACGTCATCGCCTACGGGATAAGCATGGCCTTTAAGGAGCGCAAATAGATGCCTGACCAGGCTTATACCGTAGAGATGCTCCTCAAATGGATCGCGGATAACCGCGCACTCGTAGCGGGTTCCACGCAGGCCCGCGCCCTGAAAAAAAACGTTAAGGCACTGCGCGCTGAGATCAAAATGCTCGGCGCGCAGGCGCTTACTCAATTCAATCTCATCTGCGGCGGGCTGACGCGGATGGGTAAGAAAGCGATGCTCGCGGGTGGCCTTATCCTGGGCGCGTTGGGAGCATTGTTCTACAAGATGATAAAAGTAGGGGCCAAATTTGAGAATTTCCGAGTTACCTTAGATCAACTCTATGGAAGTGCTGAAGAAGGGAAAAAGGCCTTTGATTGGATCATGGAGTTGCAGGTCAAAACTCCTTATAAACCGACCGAGCTTATGGGGGCACTCCAACAACTTAAATCGTTCGGGGTAGATGCCCGCAAATGGCTGCCTGTCATCGGCGACATGGCGGCTACTATGGGTAAAAGCATTGAGGAAGCCGCAAAAGGAGTCGGGAAGGCTCTTACAGGCGGAGCGGGAGCCGCAGACGTTCTCCGAGAATCATATGCGGCCTCGGTCCAAAATATTGCCAAAGTAACAGGATACGCTGAAAAAGAGATTAAAGGGAACATTGAGGTTTACAAGAAAGCCCTATTTGAATTTATAAAGCAAAAGAAATTTGCCGGGGGGATGATGCGCCTTTCGGCTACCCTTACTGGGATACTTTCCTCGATTGGGGGAGCGTTCGAACAGTTCTTTGGAGCCGTAGGGAGAATGATAAACGAGGTGATGAAGGGCGATTTGACAAAGATACGAGATTGGATGGTGGGAATGTTCGAGGGGTGGGCAGAAGGAACGAGCAAAGCACAAAAACTGGCCGAGCGTGTGGCCAAAGGGTTCAAAATGATCTACGAAGGGCTAAAAAAGGCAGGCGCGATAATCTGGAAGTTCATCAAGCCGTTCGTAGAGTTCTTCAAAAATCACCCCCAGATGGTGAAGTGGGCGATTGCCGGTGTCGCGGTTTCAGGCGCGCTCCTGCTGGTCGGCGGCGGGATCATGTTCGTGGTCGGCAAGCTCGGCCAGATGGGAGTAGGGCTCGTGCATGGGATAGGCACGCTCAAGAAGTTCGGCGGCACGCTGATGGCGCTGTTTACGAAGACCAAAGCCGCAGGCGGGCTCGGCAGTCTCATGGGCGGCCTGACGGCCAAGGGCGGAATCATGGGCAAGATAGGCGGCCTGTTCGCCGGAGGCGGTGCGGCAGCCGGAGGGGGAATTGCAGCCACGCTGGCCACTGCGCTTCCGATCATCGGGGGCGTCATTGCCGGGCTTGCTTTGCTCGCCACCGCATGGAAAAAGAACTTTGCGGGCATCCGTGAAGCCGCAGCTAAAGCGCTCAAGCCTTTACTCGACATAGTGCGCGCCATCTTCGGGATCGGCAAGAAAGCTACCATCCTCAAGACCATCGGTGCAGTGCTAAAGGCCGTATGGCTTGGGCTTGCCAAGGCCGTAGCCCCGGTCTTCAAGCTCATCTTTACGGTAATCGGCGCGGTGTTCAGAATCCTCAAGGCCGTGCTTATGCCAATTATCAAGGTGCTCGGCAAGGTCTTTGAGATGCTCGGCCTTGGCGGGAAAGGCGCGGTAGAAGGGATCACCGGCGCGTTTGATATCCTGGCAAAGGTAATCGGGTTCGTGGCGGACGCAATCGGCTGGGTAGTGGACGCGATAGCCACGGGAATCGAATGGACGATAGGGCTGGTATTCAAGGGCGTTAAGGAGATGGTAAAAGGCACGTCAACCGTCGGCAAGGTTTTGCGCGTTATCTTCTATCCGCTTACCTTAATCATCTTATACATCAAAGGCATCATCGCAATCATAAAGGCGGTCGTAGGCTGGTTCCGCAAGACTGGCGACGAGGGGGTCTCGAACTGGCAGAAGATCGGCAATGCGGTCAGGTTCGTGTGCGGTTTCATCAAGCTCATAGTGGAAAAGACGATCGGCAAGGTGATTGAGATATTTACCAAGCTGTGGGGGGGTATCAAGCAAGGCGCCGCCGCGGCATGGAACTGGATAAAGACAAAGCTGATTGACCCCTTAGCGGTTGCATTCAACTGGCTCAGGGATAAGGTATTCAAGCCTATCGGCGATTTCTTCGCCCACCTGTTCGACCCTCTGGTTAACGCTTTCCGAACGGCAATAGATTGGATCAGAACAACGGTAGGCAAGCTGTTCTCAGGCAAGGGGTTTGAGAAAATAGCCAAGGCCTTTGGCATGTCCGAAGAGGAACTTGAAGCCCTGAAGGAATGGGCCAAAGCCCCGTCCGGCGTAGGCGCGCGGGCAGGCAAAGCCGGCGCGGGTGGCGGAGGGTTAGCGCCGATTGCGCCCGGTGCAGGCGGTGCCGGTGCGGTGGCAGCCGGTGCAGAAACCGGTGCGGGAGCAGGCGGTGCGGCTGGCGGCGGTGCAGGCGGGCCGCAGATTCAGAACGTCTACTACCATTTCCACTTCACGCAGGATGCGATAAAGATCCTCACAGCAAAGCTTACGCCGCAGGAATTCCTTAAGCTCCTTGGCACGAACCTTTCTTACGAGACGGCGGTGCCGTAATGGGTATCCCGTTTACCGCCGACAAATCCACCGGGCGCCTGTATCGCATACCCAGGGCCACTTTGCGGCTGGGCGGTGTGCTGGATGGAATTGGGTTCAAGCTCCCCTGCTGGATAAGCCTGCGGCCCCGCAAACAGATAGTCGTGACGCAAGTGCAAGGTCTCGAGGATACGGTTAAAGAAGCCATGGACATGCAAGGGTATGAGGTTGACATCCAGACCCAGACCGGCAACTGGGAGATCCGCACGATCTGGAAGGGGGTTTACAAGCCGATAGAAAGTATAGATGATATCCGCAATCTGCTTGCCATGTTCCGCGATAAGAAAAAACCTCTGTACGCGACTGACGAGGAAGGTATCCTGGCCGCGGCAGGAATCGGCTACCTGGTCATTCACGCCGTATCCATAGAGCCTATCCGCGAAAAGCCGCACGCCTTCACGATCTCGCTCGGCTGCTACTCCGAGCTTAACCCGGACGTGACCATCGTAGACTTGATACCGGAGGAGGGATTGATCTGATGGAACAGCTATTCGTCGAGCACGCGCTGGGCGCGAGCGAGGACTTGTTCTTTTTGGCCGAGTTCTACTACGGCAACGCAGGCCTGTGGTGGGTGATTTATCATGCGAACGTTGAGGTGATCGGCGACGACCCCGAAGACTTAGCGCCCGGCACGGCGCTGCGGGTTCCTCTGCTCGCGGTCAAACGGCAGCGCATGGACATGCCCGCCTACATCCCGGCGACCCCTTACGAGGCGTCGAAAGACCCGCTTATCCATCTCTGCGAAGATCGCTACGGCGATGCGGCGCTTTACTTCGATCTGCTCGAGATCTCGGGACTCGAAGGCGATGAGGTGCTTGCGCCCGGAACCAGACTCACGCTCCCGCCGCGCGGGAATCCATACGACCTGAAAAAAGCCGAGTCCTATCGCGAGAAGTTTTACTCGGCGCGGAGTAATTACTGATGCCCGTGCTCATTCCTCAATTCAAGTTGAAGCTGGGACGCTGTAACGTGCGCGCGGTGGCCAACATCCGGGTAACGCTCTCGCGCAACCTGTTGTGCGACGTGGCTGAAATCGAACTGCCTCTACTGCGTGAGACCGATCTTTCCAAGCTTAAAGAAGGGGGTGCGGCCATCGACGGCGAAGTTGAGATCTCGCTCGGTTGGGAAGGTACGGAACCTGAGCCGGTGTTCACCGGCATGATCGTCGAGGTATCGCCGGAGCAGCCTTTAAAGATCAAGGCCGAGGACTTCGGCTGCCTGCTCAAACAGACCCGGTTCAAGGAACTGTTTGAGGAAAAGAATATCGGTCCGCGAGGTAATCCAGCGTCCTGGTACTCGGAGATCGCCGCTTACGCCATCGCCAAGGCCGGGCTTACGCCAGTGATCCCGGAGTTGTATGTTGGAACGGAGAGCGACGATGTGGACAAGAGCGTTACTGTAGATCGTCAGACCTGCATGCAGGTAATGGAGAAACTGCGGGAAAACGGCTGGGACTCCTTCGTAATCCCATGCACGAAGGAATTCTACTATGGTCCCGATCACCCGTGGGCATACGAGGTCCTCAAACAAGACAGAGTTTTCAGGTTCTCGTTTGGCGATCTTCGAGTAGGCGGTGAGATTCAATACGCACCTATCATCGAGCCGGACGGGCTCAAATTTACACCCGGCGCCAAAATCGGCAAAGTAATCGTCCACCTCACCGATTCCGAGTTTACCAAGAAAGCGGTCTCAGGCTCCTACGGGGACGGGGAGCCGGTCAAGGAATTCAATTTTGACGTAAGCGATCCTACGAAGGAGAAGGCCGAGACGCGGGCGCGGAATTTGTATTTTAAACACAATACACCATCAGTAGAAGGAGCAGTCAAGATATTCGGCAACCAGTTCATCAAGCACTCGGAGCGGGTAACGATACGAGATCCCGATCACCCTGAACGCTGTGGCAAAGGGAAGGATTTGTCTTTTATAATTGATGAAGTAATCCACGAATTTGGGCCAAGTGTAGGGTTCAAGACCAGTTTAACCCTTTGTGAGAAACAGGAATCAAGATGAGCGGACCGAGAGAGGCAACCCAGCCGGGGACAGTAAAGGCCGCCCTGCAGAATCTGATGGGGTCAGACCTTAATCAGGATGCGATCGTAGGCAAGGTAACGGCGCGGCAGTTCCTGACGCCTGCAGGCTGGTCGTTGCCGGATCGTAAGCCTTACGGATTCTGGTGCGACGTGCAGCCGGAGAAGGAAGGCGAAGAGGAGCTGCAGCACGTGCCGATGGGCTTTCGAGTAATGAACTATGCGGACGATCTGGGTTTTATCCTGGTGCCGAAAGCCGACACCGAAGTCCTGGTCGCATGGGTTGATGGCAGGCCGACCATCGAGAAATGCCAGGAATGGGAATGGCTGATCCTCAAAAAGGGTGAGGGTTTTTACGTGATAGTGGACGCCATGAATAACGTAGAGGCGCAGATCTCGGGCGAGGTCAACGTCACGGTGCTTAAGAGTTCTACGGAAACGGTCGCGATTCAAAAGCACATCAAGGCCCCAAAGATTTTGCTCGGCCCTGCAGGCTTAGAGCAGGCGGTTAAGGGCAATACCTGGCTGGGGGTGTTTACCTCTCATACCCACGTGGTCTCGCCCGCGGTGACCCCGCTCGGCCTGGTCTCCGGCCCGCCTATGAACGCGCCAGCCGCAGCAGCCGCGCTATCGCTAATCGTGAAACTGGATTAGGAGAACTTAAATGATTGATTTAGGCAGAGACGTCAAGCTCGAAGTGGACGCCGATACCGGCGAGATCCTCGACGTGGTTATTGCCGACGGTGACTTTGCTTTGCAGGAAGGGCGCGAGTGCCTGAAGCAGGATCTCCTCAACGAGCTGTGGTGTCAATACTACGACTGGGCGCTGGCTTATACGGTAGGGACGCGGCTGCCGGAGTTCGTGAATATGCCGGCCTCAGGGCTCGAGCTTGCCGATCTTACGAACGCCATCCGTGAGCCTTTAGAACGCGAGGACCGGCTCGTGCGCGGCCGCTATACGATTGAGTTTACGGACACGGGATTCATCTGCGAGGTAATCCCCGTATCCCTGGTCCAGCCGCAGAAGATGAGCCTGGAGATAAAACGCATCGGACAAGGGGCTTAAGCCCCTTGTCTAAGGAGGCAGTATGAGTTTACATTTTAAGACCCAGGATGAGATCTTCACCGACATGAAGGTCCAGATGCAGGCCGAGGCCCCGGAGGTAACCAACTGGCGGACACGCGGCGTAGTGCGCTCGGTTCTGGCAGTAGTCGCTGCGGCTGTGGCCATGCTCTGGGACAGGCTCAAGCTCATGTATCTGGGCATCTGGGCGCAGTATGCGGATAGGCTGACCCTGCGCCGCTACTACGAACTGTGGGGTCAGACCTGGTCGGAGAACGTGGACACCGAAACCGCGCGCGAGACCGTGCTGGGCATGTATCGCCAGAAGGGCAAGGGCACAAAGGCCTGGTATCGGGCGGTAATACTTAGCAATAGCAATTTCAAGGAGCACGTAACCGACGCGGCAGTAACCCTTCGCGCGCGCGGCCCGAACACCATTGACATCGAGGTCTCCTATAACGGCGGCCCGGTGCTTGCCGACGACGAGTTCAGTGTTCAGGATATCCAGGACTTCTTCGACGACGACGAGAACAACGTGGTCGGCGCGGAAGTGCTGGTGGCATCGGTATGATTAGCAGATTAGAAAATTTGAAGATTGCAGATTCTCCGAATCCCAATCTGCGAAATCTGTGTAATCTGTGGATGTTCTATGGGTAGGTTCCGTTTCAACTTCGCCATCCTCACCGGGCGCAAGACGTTCAGAAACTTAAAAGCGGATAGTCCGCTGCGGAAACTACTAGAGACGATCCGCAGCGAGTTGACCGAACGGACCGGCTCTACGTATGAGTTCGTCTCCGACGGCCTGAACCCGGTTTACGACTCGCGGTTCATTACCCTGGCCTCGGGTGACGATCTGGATAAGTGGGGCGAGACGCTCGATCTTCCCCGCAACGCATCGGAACTCGACGAGGCCTACCGCGCCAGGCTCTTGATCGAGCTGCGCGACTTTACCGCATGCCTGACCGCAGATGCTATCAAAGACGCGGTCGAATCCATCTCCGGGGTCTCGAGGCCGGACATCGAGGAGATTCATCCCTTAGCCCCGGACTGGCCCCTGGAGTGGTGGGAGAACGTAGGCGCGGAGCACGTTACCTGGTGCAACTGGGATGACCTGGTGGACTTCCTGCTGGTACTGGACTCCGCACCTTCAGGTGAGACCCTGGAAGACATCGCAGAGAAGATTATACAAACCAAGTTCGCTCCGGCGCGGTGCCTCGTGGTCACCGACTCCGGGAGCGGGTATTACGTGCTGCAGAAGCTCGTAGAGTAAGGAGTTTAGATGAGTAACAGGTTTAACCGCAACGACGCGAATGTCAAAGACGATAGGATGTTCTGCACCGATTTCCAGGTAGACCAGAACGGCCAGGACGCCGATCTGCTGCAAACCGCAAAGGACTTCGGCTGCCTGCCGTGCATAGGCGCAGGGCTTGACGTTGCGAGCCTTTCGGAGCCTGATCACAAAGTGCAGATCGCGGCAGGCTGGGCTTACGACACCGATGGGCACCGGATCACCATTTCCTCGGTGCAGGAGGCGGTGCTTACCGATACCGCAGGCGGGAATAACTACGTCATCCTCTCGCATCAGTTCGTCACTTCAGACAATCGCAACGCGCACCGCACCGGCGTTTCGTATCCCACACGCAAGGCCTCATCGTTCGTGCTCACCGTCCAGGGCGCAGCTCCGGGCGTGGACGACATCTGCCTCGCTAACTGCAAACAGACCGGCACCGGAACCATCACCATTGACGTTACCGAACGCTTGAGCAGGGAGTGCAAGCTGGTGTCCCAGGACAAGGTCCCGGGCGTTATCCCTGAAGGCGAAGAGGCTGCGGGACCGCCGCCGCCGCCAGGCTCGAAACCGGAACTCCCGGACTATCCCAAAGGCCGGGACGTGCCCATGCCTATCATTCTCTCCGGCACGCGCTCGGGCGAAGCATGGGGCGGCATCGAAACCATCATGCCCGAAGAGCTTGGCCGCACTACGGCTGCTCAATCCGCACTTACCCTTGAACGGGTGAACCTGAAGTCCGGCACCCCTTTGGCCGACGTCAAGGTCTGGATAGGTGACTGGGGAACCGGTATACGCGACGCCGTCAACCTCAAGAAGTGCAACTTCACCATGCCCGCGAAATCCGGCGTCACCGCCTGGGATGCAGACCTCTGGGTCACCGATCCGCCCGGTTATTATTACTTGGTTCTCGGCGACGAAAGCTGGTATTCAAAAATCACCGCATCGGACGGGAACTCGGTAACCTGCGAGGATGACCTGCCTGATGTCAGTTCCCATACGTTCTACGTCTGCCCTTATGCGGAGCTATACCGCTCACAGGTGATCCCGTATAAAACCGACGCGGAGCCGGATACCACGAATCTCCAGACCACGCTGGATTATAGCCGCATCGCCTCACCAGTGGCTCCGATAGTGCTTATCAAAAGTCTCAACCTGGGCGGCAAGTATAAAATCAAGGTAGCGTCGGTGATCTCCGGCGACAACTACACCAAATGGGCGGAGGCTGACTTTATCGTAGGGTCAGATTTCGTAACTTGCTGGCAGCCTTCTTCAGGCTACCTCAACGTGATCCCGGTTGACGGCGGGGTTGAGGTAATCATCCCTGCGCCGACCGGCGGGACCATAGAGCCTGAAGCATACGAACTCTGCTATACCTACGGCACGGACGCCGTCCCGGACCCGCCTACGCCGGATTTCGACAACGCGGAGCACGCTACGATCCGTACCAAGGAGCGCAAAGTCAAGATAGACGCGCCTCCCGGTCGGAAGGTGAAAATCAAATGCCGCGCTATTTACCGCCGCGCGGTGATGCGCTGTTCGGGCGAGGATAAGATCCTTGCCTCCGAAGACGCCTACGTCACCGCAGGCGGCGTCTCGATCCGGCGCAACCGCAAGGCGTTTACCAATCCCATCAAAGAGACCAGCCTTGCCGCCGGAGCCACTGCCCTTGCAGATCAACAGAAGCTCCCCAACTCTATCTGGCCGGAAAACATCTCGCTCTTTAATCCTACCGCCGCGGAGCAGAAGGATTTTGAGGTCTATATCCACGGCTCCAACGAGGATTACCTGGCAGGCCGCAAGATTCAGATAGGAACCGGCGGCGACGCGGGCACCATCGGCGCCCGGGGCTGGGTCGAAAAGGCGATCTCCGATTACCGCATCTCCGATCCGGCCATGAAAGTAACCGTCAAAAACATCCACGCAACGAACGCGCAAAGCTTTGACCTGCGCTATACCGTCGAGTACCGCGAAGATGCCGCGGGCGAGCTTGCATAATGGCATGGACACTGCGTCCTTCCCCCGGCGGGCGGCAGACTTCCGACTCCTGCCCGTGTTCTGTCGCCCGTCGGGGATTAACATCATGGAGGCATAGATGAACACGAGCGGCAGCTCCACGCGCACCGTTGAAGTCATCAGGGTCGGAACTATCGGCCTGGAGAAGGACTATCCAGGCAAGCAGGTCGTGCGCCTGCGCGACGTCTCTAAGCTCTACGAAGGACCCCTGCGGGGACTGGCAACCGCCAAGCGGTGTGCATTCAGGACAGGGCACGGCATCACCATGGCCGAGTTCTGTCGAATCACGGGGCTTTCCGACGAGAACCTGGCACAGCAATCCGGAGAGCCGAACCCTAACGTGGAAAACCTCAAGAGCCGCCACATCATAGACATGCGATTCCTGGTCCCCACTTTACAGGCTACGACCATCGCGGTGGAAGATCTGTTCGATCGCATCAGGGGCAAGCGGCTTGCAGGCATCAACGTGGAGATGTGGGACCAGATCTCAGGCGCGTATCTGGGCACGTTCAATACCGATAAGCACGGGACTTTGATTTTGCCTACCGACCGTGAGTTCGTAGAGGTTCTGCAGTGGAAGCTTGCAGGCGGCGGGTATTCAGACTGCTTCAACGGCGAGCGCGCCGCAGGGATGCCCGGATTATTCTTCTACTTCCCCTGCAATGAAGGCGCAGGCACCACTATCAAGAGCTTCTCCGGCGTCAGTGGCCAGCAGGCCGAATTGCCGGGTGGTGTCTCGCCGTTCTGGGGGTGGTATGACTCCGGCTTCTTCCACCGCCCGGCATTAAGGATTTTGCAAGACGCCGAGCCTTTACAGCTTATGGGCGCTGACCCATTAGGCAGACGAAGTTTTCAGTTCTTGTGGTATTGTGCGGATCCCAGCCGGGCGCATCCCCTTTTCGCCTACTCCCTGGATGCGTTCAAGTTGCAAGTTAATAATACGGGCGTGCTTGAAGGAAGCGTCCTGGGCGGCCAGGAATCCACGCAAGGCAGGACCCCTTTGCAGCCTGAAACTTGGTACCTGATTCAAATCAATGCCGAGCTGGTCGGCGGCTGGAACCCGCAAGGAGGTGGCGGGTCTGGTGCTTACGAATACCAGGTTACGATGCAGGTTTATCTCGGCGGGGCACTGGAGTTGAGCATAGTACCTGCCGGATCCTTAAGCCCCCTAATGGGGGTACCCGGGTCGAGCACTCTGGCTCTGCTTACGGGCGTAGAAAATGACGGGTTCGATGAGATACGGCATCTCCCCAGATGGTTGTATCCTACCGAGATAACGAGCTACGCGACGTTCCTAAAGAACGGGCGTGTAGAAAGCAAATCGCAAGGCTCGTTAGGATCCCCAGGATGGTAAAACAAAAACTTGACAGGCAGGGCAACGAGGCTATAATTAAGCATGAGAATACGAATCGCCCTACGAGGGCATAAGGAGGACGCATGAAAAACCAAAACCATCTCCCTCTCCCTGGTGGAGGGGGATTAAGGGGGAGGGGGATCATACTCCTTCTCCTGCTCGCAGCGAGCCTTTCCGCCGCCCCAGTGCTGGTCGAGGCGTATCAGGAAGGGACCATCACGATCCCTGGGGATAAAATTGACACGGTCACGGTGGTTGAACTGTCGTTCTCCGTAGACACCGCGTGCTACGTGCAGTTTATGGCAGGGGGGTTGGTCGCACCTGCAAAAATGTTTTTGGAGTTAAACGACAATCGTTTATTCCCTGTCGCGATAGAACGAGGATATGGAGATCGAGCTATCCAGATTGGGTATGTTTATCCCCTTACCCCTGGCCAATATGCTGTCCATCTTAAAATGACTAATATCCTGGGAGGTATCCTTGCTACTTGTCATAATGCCTACCTCCAGGCGCTTATCTTTTTGCCGGATGAACCGAGTGCAGTAGCCGAGCCGCCGCCTGATGGCGACCTTCAGCCGCAAGCGATGAAAAGTGTCGTAAGCAAAGGCCCCTGGGTTTCAGCGCCGGGCGCAACCGAGCTTGTGGACGCCTCTGGACGGGTGATCGAGAACGCCATAGTCGCGGAGCGCGTCCAGATCTCAACCCTGCCCGCAGGCACCTACTTCGCCCGGGACGGGGAACGCACCGTAGTTAAGATCGTAAAGGTGGAGTAAGGAGAGAAAGAAATGCGACGTAAATCCTCACCAGCTCGTGATGCCGCGCTTGCATACGCGGCCCAGGCCGCAAAGAACAAGAGGCGCGGCGAGATACTACTATACGTAGGGATCGCACTCTATGCAGGGCAGCCATTGATAAACCACCACCACGGGCGTTTTAATGAATTGGTAGGACATTGTCCCTGGATCATAGATGGATATAAGTCCTTCGAGGAAGCTATACAAGATGTCTTTGGAATGAAACGGGGGACTGCTTTTAACCGTGCTGCCATAGGTAGGGCACTTATCAACCATTACGGCACGGAGAACGTAATCGAAGAGGCCGAACGTATGGGCATAGCCCGAATTCCTTTTTGGAAACTGCGCGTGCTTGTCAGGGCCCCCAAGTTCTTTGAAAGCCTTTGCACACACGGCTGTGCACGGCTGGCGAACGGTGATGAAGTATCGATCTCCTGGATACTAGAACAAACTATGGATAGATTAAAGAAAAGTATCCCTTTACAGCCTCCCAACAAAACTACAGCCACCTGACCTTTTCCCGTCTAGCGATGGGGGACACAAGCCACCCGATTCTGCCAAATTCTTAAACACAACACTACAGCGACCATACCCTAACCTTTCCATATCGCCCTAAACAAAACTACAGCAAGCTCTGGGAATAGTGAAGTAAAATGCATGGAAACTGCATAGTGTTTGGCCCTCCCCCCTTACCAAATTGCATAGTCGCCGACACCGCCA